CACCTGTTGTTTTTGGCTTGGACTAGCGAGAAACGCCGTAAGGAAACAACCAAAGATTTCGAGTCTTGGGTTGAAGATGTTGCTTCTGTTGGGGCGAGTGAATCAGACCCAAAATAAGGGGTCTGGGCGAAACTTCCGCTCATTGGCACATTGCTGCGTTGGCTTGTGAAACCGGCATTGCACCGTCTTTGCTTATGCAAGAGTCTGACCGTATGTTGTTTACTATGACTCGTTATTTGGTAGCGAGAGCGCAGGCTCAAAGTTCCAGTTGAGGAAAGCCACCCGAAAGGGTGGTTTTCTTTTTGCTCGGTAGAATGGTTGTATGGCTATTAGTAATTTCTCTGTGACTTCTGCTAATGGCAGGGTCGCTGTTGCATTTACTGATGTTCGCCCGATGATTCAGATTTTGAGTCAGATTGATAAAGGCCATGTTGTGCAGTTGAGGGCTAAGGCTCGTGATATTGCGAAGCCTGTTGAGGATGCTGTTAGGCGTGGTATCCCGTCTAGCCCACCTTTGTCTGGTATGACTCCAAAGGTTATTCCGGGTCGTTTGACTTGGAATACTGGGTTTCCTGCTAACTCGACTACTATTCAGACTCCTCGTTTGGCTGTGAAGAAGAAATACAATTCGATTGCTCGTGTTAGGACTCGTTCTTCTGCTTTGGGTATTGCTGACATGGCTGGTCGTAGTCGTAGGGCGATGAACCGTTATGCCTATACGAGAGAGTATCCGTATAGCCTGTCGCCTACTGGTAGTCGTAAGCACCGTATTACTGTTGATGGTTCTCGTAAGTTTGTTGAGAACTTGAATGGTGGTAGGGGTGTGAAGCAGAATAGTGCTTCTCGTTTTGTATGGCCTAGTGCGGAAAAGGCTCTGCCTGCTGCTCGGTATAAAATGATATCGGTTTTGGATTATTACGCTGGCATTGTTAATGCCCAATTGAGAGGCTAGTCGTGGCTGGAAATATTTATCTACCTATCCTTTCGACCTTTAATGCGTCTGGTGTTAAGCAGGCTCAGGGCGCTTTGGCTGGCTTGGGTGGCGTTGTTCGTGGCTTGGGTGCTTCGTTTAAAAGTGCCGCTCTTGGTTTTGTTGCTTTCCAGTCGGTTCAGGGCTTAGCGGATTTCGCTGCTCAGACTGTTGTTCAGGCTCGTGACCTTGAACGCAACATGAGAGCCGTTGGTCTTATCTTTGAAGATGTAACTCCGAAGATGAACAACTTTATCAAGTCTGCTAATAGTCTTGGTTTGTCGCAGAGTCAGGCTGCTCAGGCTTCTACTTTCTTGGGTTCGGTTTTGCGTGGTGCAGGTTTTGATACTGAGCGCACGGCTGTTGAAACTCAAAAACTTGTCACTTTGGCATCTGACTTGGCTACGGTTTATGGCTACGATGTTACTGAGTCTTTGACTGCTATGACGGCGTTGTTCCGTGGCGAGTATGACCCGATTGAGAAGTTCGGTGTTGCTATGAAGCAGGCCGAGGTTAATGCTGTTTTGGCGGCTAAGGGTCTGGGCAAACTTACTGGTCAGGAGTTGTTGAACGCTCAGCAGCAGGTTCGTCTTGAGTTGTTGTATTCGAGAACTGCTAAGGCTCAGGGTGCGTTTGCTCAGAGTGCTGGAACTTTGTTTGGTGAGCAGAAGCGACTTGAGGGTGCGTTTGCTGACTTTGAGGCTCGTTTGGGTCAGAAACTTTCGCCTGCTCTTACTAAGTTCTTTATGGAGTTTAATTCCATTTTCAAGGGTGGAACTCCTGCTGCTGAGAATTTCTTTCAGGGCTTGGGCGACACTATGGAAGCGTTGCTGCCTGTTGTTGAGCCTATTGTTGGTGCTTTCAATGTAGTTGTTGACATTCTTGGCGATATGTTGATTGCTTTTGCACCAATTCTTGAAACTGTTACTTCTTTTGCTGGTGAGGTTGGCAATTTCTTGATGCCAGCGTTGACCGCTCTGGGTGACATTTTTAGTTTCATTATTTCTATTGTCGGTGGCATTTTGTCACCTGTGCTTGATGTTTTGAGCATTGTTCTGACTGTTATTTTGCGACTTGTCAGCAAGTTCTTGGGAATGATTGAACCATTCATTACGCCTATTATGGGCTTCTTTAAGATGATTGGTTTGGAACTAGATAGAACCAAGAACGGTATCCACGATACCGCTATGGAAATCTTGAATGGCTACAACTCTGTTGCTACAAGTTCTGGTTTTAACACCACTACTTTGTCAGGCATTTTGATTGCTTCGTCAAGTGACACTACAACAAAGAAGAAAGACCCCGGCCCAGAGGCTAAGAACTATGTGGCTGATTTTTATGCCAACCTCAAGGATGAGATTAAGAAGCAGAACGCTCGTCTGAAACTTGAGAACTTGGGTGCTTCTGAGGCTTTGATTAGCAGTATTCTCAGCGGTCAGGGTTGGGGAACGGTTTATGCCCGTGTTGTAAAGGGTGGGGCTGCTGGTGTTGCTGCGTTGCAGGCACAGTTCAACTTGACTAAGGCTGGCATTGAGGAGTTGGCTGCTGCGGCTAAGGCGGCTGAGGAAGAATTTTTGGCTATGCAACAGGCTATGGCTGATGTTGCTGATGCGATTGCCGAGTTTGGTGTCGGCATGGTTAGTTTGTTGGCCGCTGTTTCGCCTTTGGCTTCTGTTGCTGAAACTATGGGCGAGTTTGAGTCTGCTGTTGTTGAGGCTTTTGATGCTATTGGTAGCAGTTTGGCTGATGCGGTAAATAACAAGTTGTTGTATCAGGAGTCGGCTGATGACTTGGCTGCTTATGCTAAGGCTACTCAGGCTACTTTGCAGGGCATTGCTAAGCAGCGTGATGCTATTGCTGCTCGTATTGCTGATGCTAATGATTTGATTGCTTCGACTAAGAACGCTGTTGTTGGTTTTGCGAACATTACTGGTTTGTTGGAGTCGCAGTCGCAGACGATTGTTGAAACTACCATGTCGGTTGTTGATGGTATTCGTTTGACTTTGACTCGTAGCCTTGATGTGCAGGGTCTTGTTGGTGATTTGACTGGTAATTTCCAAAAGGTTTTGGATAAGACTAAGAAGTTTGCGGCTGATTTGAAAGAGTTGCGCCGTCTTGGTTTGGACAAGAACTTGTTTAAGCAGATTGTTGATGCTGGTTTGGAGTCTGGTGGGGCTACTGCTGCTGCGATTATTGCTGGTGGTGGCGATACTGTTGCCGAGTTGAATAGTGTTTTTGCTGAGTTGAATGATGTTGGTGCTGGAATTGCTGAAGAAACTGCTCAGGTTATGTTTGGTGCTGGTGTTGATGTTACTAATGGTTTGATTGAGGGGTTGTTGTCGCAGGATAACGCTTTGAAGCAGGCTGCTCAGACTTTGGCTGATGCTTTTACTTCTACTTTCAATACTCGTATGTCTGATTTGATGAATTTGGATGCGTTTGCGTTGGCTGGTTTGTCTGATGAGCAGACTGACACGACTATGGCTGGTGGTGGCGGTGGCTTGTTTGGTGGCGGTGCGATGCTTCGTGCTGCTTCGGTTGGTCAGGCCAAGGTTTATGAAATCAACATCAACGCAGGCATGGTGACTGATAAGGCTGAGTTGGGTCAGACCATTGTGGATAGCATTACTCGTTATGAGCGCAACAACGGTAGTGTTTGGCAGCGTGTGTAATGGTGCTTCCTGTTCGTAAAGTCGAGTTGGGTTTTGATGAGAATGGCCCGGGAACTTGGTTTGTTCTTGATGACACTACTACTGGTGTTTTAGATAATACGACTTACACTTTGGCTGGTGCTGTTTATTACGATGTGACTTCGTATGTGAAAAGCGTGTCTATTAATCGTGGTAAGAACCGTGAACTTGACCGTTTCAATGCTGGTGCGCTAACTGTTCAGTTCAATAACCAGAACCGCTATTTTGACCCGACTAACACTTCTAGCCCGTTTTATGGTCAGATTGTGCCTCGCCGTGAGGTGAGGGTTACTGCTGGAACTGTTGTGCAGTTCTATGGTTTGGTTGATGACTGGAATTTGACTTACAACATTAGTGGTCAGTCTGATGCGTCTTTGACTGCTTTTGATGGGTTCTCTGCGTTGGCTGGTCAGACTTTGACTGCTGGAACTGCTACTTCTCAGTTGTCTGGTGCAAGAATTGATGCTGTTTTGTCTGACCCCGGTGTGCAATGGTCAATGGCTAAACGCAGTATTGATGCTGGTGGTCAGATGTTGCAGGCTGATGTTATTCAAACTGGCACGAATGTTATGCAATACATCAACACGATTGAGCAGTCTGAGCCGGGCATTTTCTTTATTGATAAGTCGGGTAATGCTATTTGGAAAGACCGCAACAGCATTTATCCGAGTTCCAATGCTGTGTTGTTAACTGATGATGGCACGGGTATTCCTTATTCGGACATTGATGTGAATTATGGGTCTGAGTTGCTTTACAATCAGGCTGAGATTGTTCGTGCTAATGGTGGCACGGCTATTGCGGATGATTTGTTGTCGCAACAGACTTATGGTGTCAGGACTTATGGTGCTGATGGTTTGTTGATGGATACTGATACGGCTTTGGGGGAGTTGGCTGTTTATTTGGTTTCTCGTTATGCTGACCCTGAGTATCGTTTTGAGTCTGTGACTGTTCCGTTGTCTAAGTTGTCAACGGTTGAGCAGGACTCTATTTTGGGTCTTGAAATTGGTTCTATTTGCCATATCAAGTTTCAGCCTAATAAGACTGGGGCTGTGATTGATAAGTATGCTCAGGTTATTGGTGTGCAGAATCAGATGAGTTTGGCTGACCATAAGGTTGTTTTTTCGTTTCAGACGATTGATTCGGCTTATTTTGTTTTGGATGATGTCGGTTTTGGTTTGCTAGACTATAACTCGTTAGGTTTTTAGGAGTATTTGATGGCTGGTTCGGGTTGGCGCACTTTTAGTGCTGGCGCTGTTTTGACTGCTGCTCAGGTTCAGAATTATTTGCAAGACCAAGTTGTTCAGGTTTATGCTTCTTCGGCTGCTCGTAGTTCTGCTTTGGGAACTGCTGTTGCTGCTGGTATGGTCAGTTACCGTGCTGATGGTTCGGTTGTTGAGTTTTACAATGGTTCGGCTTGGGCTGCTATTGCACCTACTTCGTCTTTGACTGTTTCGACTGTGACGGCTTATACGGCTGTTGCTGGTGATGCGAATGACACTTATTCGTTTACTGCTTCTTCTGCGGTTACTGTTGTTATTCCTGATGTGTTTAGTGTCGGTGAGCGTATGGACATTATTCGTGATGGTGCTGGAACTGTGAGTATTAATGCTGGAACTGGTGTGACTACTTGGGCTGGTGCTGGAACTGCTGGCACGGCTAAGTCGTTTACTATGGGAACTCAGTATTCGGCTGCTTCGGTTATTAAGGTTGCTGCGAACTCTTATCGTGTGATTGGTGCTGTGGCCTAATGTCGCTGTTTCCTCTGGGCTTGCTCAGTCAGGGTAGTGGTGCGGGTGGCGGAACTCCTGCTTATGAGTTGATTAGCACAACAACTCTTGGTTCAGATACAGCCAATGTAACTTTGAGTTCAATTCCGTCAACTTACAAGCATTTGCGTTTTGTTATTTCTGGTCGTTCAAGCACGGCATCGACTGGTTTTTCTAATGTGTATGCTCAAATAAATGGCAGCAGTAGTAGTTCTTACTGGTTCAGTTATCTTGAAGTTTCAGGCTCTAGTTACTCTAATCAGCGTTCAACAACGGTTCAAACATCTGCGAAAATGGGCTATACGCAGAATAACAATCATACTTCTGGTTATTTTTCTGGTCATGAACTTGAAATTGTTGATTACACATCTACAAACAAATATAAGACGGCTCGTTTTCAGTCACGCACAGACTCAATTGATACCGCTCAGGCTTACATGAGTTATGGTTCGTTTGTTTTCACGGCTACTGCGGCTGTTTCGAGCATTACTTTCTTTTTGAGCAGCGGCAGTTGGATTACTGGCAGTCGCTTTAGCGTGTATGGGATAACCGGATAATGGCTACTGCAATTACGGCTCTTGCGAATGTTACTTTGGGTGCAAATGCATCGACTATTACTTTTTCAAGCATTAGTCAAAGTTACCGTGATTTGATTTTTGTTTTGAATTTGAAAAGCACTACAAGCACAGATTCTGTATTCTTCAAAGTCAATGGCCTTACATCGCTTTATGGTTATAACTTGCTTGATGGCAGTAACACTACTATCAATGCAAATACGACTTTTAACACTTCATCTTTGGTAATTGACCAAAATTATCCGTCTATTGCATCAGCAACATTCAACAGCGGCACGATGTATATGGCTGATTATTCTGCGACTGACCGCCGCAAGAATGTTTTTATCAAAAATGCTAATCAGTATGGTTATCAATTAGTGCTAAATGGCGCTAGGACACCATCTACCGCAGCCGTTACTAGCATTGTTTTTGGGATGAGCAACTGGCAGTTTGCTGCTGGTTCATCAATTGCTTTGTATGGAGTGTCTGCCTAATGAGTTTCAGTCTTATTTCAACAACTACTGTGGGTGCTGGCGGTGCTGCGAGCGTAACTTTTAGCAGTATCCCGGGAACTTATACAGATTTGGTTTTGCTAGTTTCGGCTAAGTATTCAAGTGCTGGTTACGAAGAAGATTATCTGTCTGTGCAGTTCAATTCAGATACTGGGTCAAATTACACTCATGGTATTTTGATGGATGACGGTTTCTCATTTTTTACTAAGGGATATACATCGCCAGCAACAAGAGTAAATCTTGGCTATATACCCGGCAGCAATACCAATGCTAACTTCATGTCTAACATGCGTATTGAAATTCCTTATTATGCAAGTTCTAACGCTAAAGTGATTCAGTCTGAGTGGGGATGGTTGCGAGCCGCTAACTATGAATCTGCTAACGGTATTAGTGGCGGTGGCTGGACTAACACCAATGCAATTACTTCGTTAACATTCTTTTCGCCAGTATCAGCGACTATTGCTCAGTATTCAATGTTTTCGCTTTATGGTCGCACTAAGGGTTCTGGCGGCGCAACCGTTTCATAACAAAGGAAAGAAAATGGCACTTACTAAAATCATCGTGAACTGCGAAACAGGCGTTACTGAAACTGTTGAATTGACGGCTGAGGAAATTGCACAGTTGGAAGCAGACCAAGCGCAGGCTCAGGCCGAGCAAGAGGCTCGTGAAGTCGAGGCTGCTCGTGTTCAGGCTTTGAAAGATTCCGCTAAAGCCAAACTTGTTGCAGGCACTAAATTGACGGCTGAAGAAGCCGCTCTACTCATAGGCTAAACTAGACCTGTAAACGCACCGATTCTACGCTCGGTTTTTCTTGGAGTGCATTGATGGAATCTGACAACATACCGGCGTGGGCTATCGAACTTATTAAACAGGTCGAGCGCCTGAATGAGAAGTTGCCTAACCATGTTGAGTGGGTTGAGCGCAACATTAAAGACCATGAGATGCGTTTGCGTCAACTTGAGCAGTTCAAGTGGATTCTTATTGGTTTGGCTTTGACTTCTGGTGCTGCTGGTGCTGGCCTTGTGAAAATGTTAGGACTTTGATTATGGTTGCGATGCAGTATTTTGAGCCGTTCCCTAAGAACCGTGGGGATGAGTTGGGCAACATGGCTTCTTATCGTAAGCACCCTCACCGTGGTTCTGACTGGGGTATTAAGAAAGCGATTGAGAATAAGCCGATTAAGGCGATTACTAATGGTCGTGTGAAGAAGATTTTTTGGTCTGATGTTTTGGGTCATTGTTTGGTTCAGTCGAGTGGTGATGGCATTAACTGGTTGTATGCTCATTTGGCTCAAAAGCCGACTCTTGAACTGAACTCGGTTGTTGTTGGTGGCGAAACTGTGATTGGCCTTGTTGGTGGTGGCAAGAAGACTCCTAGTGGTTCTGCCTCGACTGGGGCGCATTTGCACATGGCTGGTGCTGCTGGCACTTTGGATGTTCACCTTGCACCTTATGAGAAGTTGGTTGATGTGCATAAGCACATTGATGCCAATTTGAAGCCTGTTGCGGAACGGGGCTAGTTGTGTCTAGGTTGTCTGTGAAAACCCGTCTGAGGGCTGTTGCTGCGGTTCTGTGGCAGGTTGTGTGGCGTGGCTTCGGGCTGTTCCTTTTTATTCTTGGTGGCGCTGCCGGAACTGGTGCGATTGTTACTGGGTCTTGGGTTGATGGTGTTGTTATTGCGTGGCTGACTCTGATGTTGGGTGTGATTGGTGCTATTGGTTATGCGATTGCTACTACTGGTGAGGCGACTCCCGATGTTGTTGCTAAGGCGACACAGGATGCTGTGCAGAAAGCGACTGACAAGTCTGCTAAGTAAGTGGATTCGCCGTTTGTTGGCGTTGCAGGCGTGGTTTTTGTTACGCTGACTTGTTGTTTTGGAAGAAGTCTATTCCGCCAAAGATGCCGTATGGGGCGTTGGACATGATGCCAAATTCTCGGCATTGTTGCATTAGTGGACATTCTTTGCAGATTGCTTTGGCTACTTTTCTTGCCATGCGTTGCATATCTTGTGATTCAAAGTCTTCTGGGTAGAAAAGGTCTGGGTTTTCTTCGCAGGGTGTTCCGCCGTTATCAGATTGTAATTCTAAAAGCCGAAATCTTGCGTTTTCGATGGCTTTTTGTCGGCGGTCTGTCATAAGGTAATACTACTTCGAGAAAGGGAGTTTGTATGCCTAAATTTTTGGGTAGTTTTGAGTCGGGTTCGGCTGAGTGGTTGGCTTTGCGTGAGGGTGAGGCTGTTGTTACTGGAACGCTGGTTGGTCAGATTTGTGGTGTGAATCCGTGGGAGTCTGCGTTTACTGCGTGGGCTAAGGCGACTGGTCGTATTCCTAATGAGGTGAAACAGTCGTTGCCTATGCGTATTGGGCAGTTGTTTGAAGAACCTGTGAAGCAGTTGTGGTTGGAACAGAACCCTGATTATGTGATTGAGTCGAGTGTTGGCACTTGGGCTGAGGACATGAATGATTGGGCTAGGGCTAACCCTGACGGTTTGTTGATTTACCCTGATGGCACTAAGGGGATTCTTGAGATTAAGACTTCTCGTATCCCGTTTGATGAAGTGCCGTTGCATTACAAGTATCAGGTGCTTTGGTATTGCTTCGTGATGGGTTTGACTAAGGGCAAGTTGGTTGCGTTGTTTGCTGGTAGCGAGTTGCGTGAGTTTGACATTGAGTTTGACCCGTTTGAGTTTTCGGCGATTATGGTGGCTGTGAAGCGTTGGCGTGAGGCTGTGTTGTCTGACAGTAAGCCTGAGTGGGATGGGTCGGATTCGACTTATCAGACTGTGCGTGATTTGTCGCCTCGTGATGTTTCTGATGAGCCTGTTGATTTGGGCGATTTGGGTATTCATTTGCAGAACGCCCAGTTTGATGCTGACAAGGCTTACGCTCATTTGCAGATGTTGAAGTCTATGACTTTGGATAATTTGGGTTCGGCGAGTCGTGGGGTTGTAAATGTCGGCGGCGAGGAGTATGTTGTTTGTAGCCGTTCGGTGAATAAGAATGGTGTTGTTTCACTAACTGTGAAGAAAGGGAAAAATGCGTAAAGCAATATTGGAACTTTGTGGCTACATATCCACATTGGCAAAAACACAAATGCAATTTTCTAGTGCTGTTGCAAAAGACATCGCATTATTAGATGCCAAGATTCAACAGTTAGCCATTGCTCAGGCTAATTTTGTTGAGTTAGTCGAAGCAAGAAGACAAGCGGAATTAGATAAGAAAGGGAAAAATGTCTGAGGAAAAGAAGCCGTCTGTGGTTGAGATGCAGATGGAAATTAACAGGTTGTTGGGTGAGCGTGTTGACTTGCTGGTGACTTGGAATAAGTCGTTGACTGACATTGTGAAGTCGTTGACTGAGCGTGTTGTTGCTCTTGAGAGCGGCGAGTGCGCTTGCAAGAAAGGTGAGATGTAATGGCTGCTTTTAACCCTGCTGACTATGAAACCGTTGAGGAACGCATCAAGCGTCTGTATGCGGATGAGCCTAATGCTCGTATCATCACGAAGAACAAGACGACTCCAACTGACCGTGCTGTTTCGACTTGGGTTGTTAAGGCCGAGATTTGGTTGCCTGATTCTGGCATCGAGGGTCGCTACCTAAAAGCGACTGGTTGGGCTTTTGAGATTGACGGTGTTGGCATGGCTAACAAAACCTCTGCTCTCGAGAACGCTGAAACTTCTGCTATTGGTCGTGCGTTGGCTAACGCAGGCTATTCAGGCAATAAGCGCACTAGCCGTGAGGAAATGGCTAAGGTCGAGCGTGGGGTCACTCCGTCTAAGCGTGACTGGTTGAAAGAGGCTGAAACTTTGGCTCTTGGCTACAATGTTGATGCTTTGTTGGCGTTGTATCAGGATGCTGTTTCTGCCCGTGTGCCTGCTGCTGTTCTTGAGCAGATTAAAGATTATGGCGTTGCCGCAAGAGGATAAACGCATCCTTTTGGCTTCTGTTATTGAACTCCAAGAGTGCATCAATGAAACTTATAGTCGTTTTGGTGCTAATGGTTTGTTCATGGATTTAGTTGGTTTGATTGATGAGAGGATTGTGAAACTAAATGACGAAGATTTTGACACCGGACATGGTGATTCAGGAACTGCAACGCCTGATTGGTGAGTCTGCTAAAGCACCTGCCGCTATTTATGATGCGGAGTGTAAGTTGGCTGATTGCGAGTTTGAGTATGACAGGGTGTATAACTTGTCGTTGTTGAACTCTGAGGGTGCTGTTGCGGTGCGTGAGGCGATTGCGAAGTTAGATTCGGCTGAGGCTCGTTTGGCTGCTGATTTGGCTAAGGCTGAGTTGAATCGTATTCGTAATAAGGCTAAGCAGTTGACGGATGCTGGTATGTTGACGGCGACTATGGCTAAACAGGTTGAACTAACCTATAAGCATGGCAATTAGCGAAACTTGTTCTTGTGGGGCTTCTATCGAGTTGGATAGGGGTGACGAGGTTGCGTTGCTTTTAGAGTGGCGTAAAACTCACAGGTGCAAGGTTGCTGATTCTGCCGACTTTTTTAGTCAGGCTGCTACGAGTGTGGAGTCTGCCCCAGATTTTACTGACAAGAATTTGCACATTGGTTTCAGGGGTGCAGAGTTCGATGAATAAGAAACAGTTTCAGAAGTTTCTTGACCGCGACAAGGGGTGTTTCCATTGTGGTTCGACTGATGATGACCTTGTGCCTCAGCATCGCAGTAATCGTGGGATGGGTGGTCGTGGGGCTGATAACCCTAGCAACATCATTGTGTTATGTGCTGTGGCTAATGGGTTGTTGGAGTCTGATTCGGCTTTTGCGGCTGTGGGGCGGTTTAACGGGTGGAAATTGAGCAAGTGGGGTGATTCCCTTACTGAGCCTGTGTTCGACGCTTACAGGGGCGTGTGGGCTTATTTAGATGATGATTTTGGGCGTTGGGATACGCACAATTTGAAATAACGGAAAGAAAAGGGAAATTATGAGCATTGAAGCAATGAATCTGGTTCTGAACTACTCGAAAGCAAAAGGCAGAGCGAAAATTGTGCTTTTAGGCATCGCTAACCATCTTGGCGACAATGGTGCTTGGCCTAGCATCGAAACTTTGGCTCGTTATACCAACGAGTCAGTCAGGTCAGTTAAGCGAGATATTCAAGAATTAATCGAACTTGGTGAACTGATTGTTGAGGTTCAATCTGCCCCGATGAAATCGCAATACAAGACGAATCTGTATTGGATAAATATTGAGGCAGGGGTGACAACTCAGGTAAGCAGGGGTGACAGTTCAGGTAAATCAGGGGTGACACCTGTTGGCACGCAAAACATCATTAAGAACCATAAAGAATCAGATACTAGGGCGACTAGGATTCCAAACGATTTTTCGGTTAGTCGTGAGATGAGAAATTGGGCTGCTTTGAATCACCCAGATGTTGACATTGACAAAGCGACTTTGAATTTTGTAGATTATTGGGAAACGAAACCTAAGAACAATACGAAGTTGGATTGGGTTAGGACTTGGCAGACTTGGATTCGCAATACTCGCCCAGATGTGAAACAGGGCAACCGCACAACCGATAACAAGTCGGTTCTTGATGAGTTTAGGAAGAAATATGGAAGCCGTTGATACTGCCAGCATTTTAGAGTTTCTGTCTTTGACGGATAACCGCAAGATTCATCCTGACGGCATTTTGGCTTGGCATGAACTTATCGGTCATCTTGATTTCGATACCGCTCGTGAGGCCGCTCACTTGGCTAAACAGGATGCTGCAATTGACTGGGTTGAACCTAAACACATTTTGGCTAAGGCTAGGGTTATTTCTGACCGCAAAACCACGGATGCTCGGCGTGACCAAGCAGGGCAGCCTTCGGAAAAGAAACTGGGTTCGCCTATCCCTCTTTGCAAGCATGGCGAGAAAATTGTTTATTGTTCACCGTGTTGTGTTGAATTGGCGAAGAAAAACCGCTAGGGTTTGGTTGTGGATGAAAACCAAGTTCTTTGTTTCAGGTGTGGATTTGTTTGGGCTGTTGCCCCAAAGAAACGCCGTGACAGGATGCTTTGTCAGTCGTGTCGGGCTAAACCTGCCACAACAATCCAGTATGGTAAGACTCGGTGCATTAGTTGGCATGGTTTGTATGCTGCTGATGGCGTAACCCCGATGCTAGATGGTGAACCATTTATGCCGGGTGAGCGTTCTTGTGGTCACGCAGATTGTGTGGCTTCGGGGCATCAGATAAACCGATTATCAGCGGCTTCTGATAAAAATAAATGAAAGGGTCATGGGAATGGCTAAAATCACATTAGAGTTCGTAAAGGTCGAGAAGACTGGAAACGGACATTGCACAGTTGTTGAGGAATACACTCGCAACGATGGTTCAAAGGGTAAGACTTGGTTCAAAGTTTGGTCGAACACTCCTGTTCAGCCAGATGATGTTATCCATGTTTCGGGTTTGATGTCGGCTAAGCCTGCGGTTGATTTCGCTACTGGTGCGGAACGCAAGTGGACTGACAAGTCGGGCAAGGAACACACCTCGATTGAGGTTCATGTCAATGAGGCTGTTATCAGTAAGTTGGGTAGCGACAAGCCTCGTGGGAATGACCCGTTCTAATGCCTAAAGTTATTGCTACCTTTATCCAGTTGTGGGCTTGTTACCTGTTCTGGTTGATTGGTGACAATGCTGATTATTCTGGTTTTGTGCGTGTTTCTGCATTGATGTTGATGGTTTTGTTTGCTTTCGCATCGGTCAATGTATGGATAAAGAAATAGTCGTGCCTGACCAGAAACGGAAAGAGTTTTCTTTTTTCGTTGAGGGGCGGCCTGCACCACAGGGTTCTAAGAGTTATCGTGGGAATGGCCGCTTCTCTGAAGCATCAAAGTATTTACCTGCTTGGCGTAGTGCCATTGTTTTGGCTGTCAAACAGAAGATGCTGGAAACCGAATCAGTTATCCAGTTTGATGAACCTGTCAAGGTTTCTATCACTTTTTTTATTACTAAACCGCAGAAACCTAAGTGGGTGTATCCGGCCTCTGCACCGGATATTTGACAAGTTAACAAGGGCGGTTTTAGATTCGATAACTCATTCTGGTCTTTGGACAGATGATGCTTTGGTTGTCGAGTTATTTGCTCGTGAGTTGTGGACTGGCAGCACCACGGACACTTACCCTGTTTCGGGCGCTAAAGTCACGATTTCTGCTTTGTAACGGTTTGATAACGAGGGGCGTTATTACTTGCAAAACACTCTCAAAAGCATTACTCTCTCTTTGTGACCGAAATACGGTTACTGAAAGGGATTCATGGTTGTTGCAAGAAAAACTGACCCACACACCTCACATGAGGCTGCTGAGTCGGTTATTGAAGTTTCGGATACTCAATACAAGATTTGGTCTTTGTTGCGTAAACCGTTGACTGATGAACAATTGGTTGAGGCGTTTCGTGGCAAGGGTTGGCTTGGCACGGATTCGGGTATTCGTTCTCGCCGTAAGGATTTGGTTGATTTGGGTGTTGTGGTTGTGAAGTCTTACGCAACTACTCGTGCAGGTCGCAAGTGCATCGTTTGGGGTAGAGATGCGTAAGTGTGAGATTGATGGTTGCACGGGTCAGCACCGGGCGAGGGGTTTGTGCATCATTCATTACAACAACTGGGTTCGTTATCAGTCTGGTGTTGGCAAGTTTGAGGCTAAGTTCCGTGCTGCCGAGCGTGAGCGCATTTTGGCTGCTGTTGAGAAATTGCGACCTTACATTGATGAGAATGGTGTCAACTGGATTCCTCAGTTCAACACAATTATTGCTGCTATTAAGGGGGATAACAAGTGAGTGAAGCACTTTATACGCAGGAACAAATGATTCGGACACGCAATGAGAACTACAAGGCTGGTGTTCAAGATGAGCGTGAACGCATTATCAAACTGCTAGAAGATGCAATGTGCAAAGGCAGTAAATGCATGGGTGCTTGTTGGTCTTGCCAAATTAGAACAGAACAAATCGCTCTTATCAAGGGAGAGAACAAGTGAGCGAATACAAATACCCGACTATTGGCGAAGTTGCCCTAAAAGCAACTTTGGCTGAGCGTGAACGCATTATCAAACTGCTAGAAGATGAGTGCGAAGGTGATTGGCCAAAGGTTATCGAAATAAGTCTTGATGTTCTAATCGCTCTTATCAAGGGGGGTAACAAGTGAGCATCGAAGAAGTAATTGAACTAATCAAACGCCAAATTTGCTTTGATGCTTTGGCTGACCACGATGCTATGGAAACATTCCGTCATGCGCATCCTGAAGTTGTTGGTCGTTGCTCACATCATGGTGGCAAATGCACAGACCTACTTTTGTTGATTGAAACTCTTATCAAGGGAAAGAACAAATGAAGAAATTTGAAATAATGCAACCATCAGAAGATTGGCTTGACGGCTATTCTCTTGGCTATAAGCGTGGTCAGATGAAACTTGTAAAAATCATGCTGGAACAGGTTGATGCGACACCTAAAGATGCTGACGGCTATACGGATGCTGTGAGGCTTTGGCTCAAACAAATTGAGCAGACACTCAAGGAATACAAATGAGCAGCCAGACACCAATTTTCAACGGCATCTACGATGCTGCTGCCGCCGCACACAAAAACGGCAAACTACTAGGAAAACTAGAAATGAAACAAGAAATCCTAGAACTACTTAAAGACCGCAAACGCATAGACGCTGCACTACTGAAAAAGATTGAGGAAATGAAATGCCACTAGACACAAACAAAGAACGCCTAGACATTAGCATGGCTGAGTTCCTACAACAAATGAATGTCGCTTTAGATAACGGCAAAACTGTGGGCGCTATTGCAGAACGCAACAAAATAGCCGACTGGTTGCAAGATGTTCTAAAGCACCCAAATAAGCCAACAATTAAATGGGTTATTGACCGGATTAGGAGTGGCGTAGATGGGTAAGCACAAAGCAAAACCACGCAGGACACCTATCCGCTGGAAACTAGCCCAAATCAACAACTGGTTGCTGTTCTTCAGCCCAACACCTGTTGCAAAGATTTACAAAACACTTAGGAGTTTCGTTGCCAGATTTCGCTAAAACCTATAAACTTCTATCTGAGGCAGCAAACTTGTTGTCTGACAAGAACTTGGTTTGGTCGGAAGATTTTGAGTCAATCCGTAAACCGTTAGCCGCTTGGATGACTAACGAAACAAGGAACGCTCAGGTTGCAGACCCAAACGCTATCAAGTTGGCAAGAGCATTAACAAGGGAGTAGAGATGCTTGAAGATTTGAAACCACCAGTTAGGCAGTTCAGTTGCAGGGTGAAAACGGTTCTAACGCAAGAGTTGGATGCTAAGGATGCGAAGATTCTTGAACAGGCTGTTATGTCGCCTGATGTTTGGGGTGCAAAGACTTTGTCTAACGAACTGAAGAAGCGTGGAGTGTTGCTTTCAGATAACGCCATCAGCAATCACCGCAAAAAGTCGTGTGCTTGCTTTAGGGTTAACTAATGCTAGATGACTTGCAACCGACCACGAAAATCAAACCACCGTCAGGGTTTGAACCAGCCCTCGAATTTGATGGGTCGTTAGGTGAGGCAACACTTCCAGCACTCTCAGATGACGAGAAACCAGATTTTGAACAGTTCCTTATAGAAGCAGGTTTTGACCCTGCCGAGTATGAGATTGTTGGTGTGCCACGCACTAGCCGCTGGCAGGTCGCAAGACCATTCCCTCTCGAACCTCAATGGTTGACTTCTTACAAGTTCCGTTTCCAGAAACGCCACGGTGTTGTGCTGGATTTGCCTACGCTGTATGCCGAGGTAAAGAAAACAAAGAAACCTGCAATGAAACCTGTTGATTCGGACAAGGTATTTATTGCTTGTTTGGCTGACTTTCAGGTTGGTAAAACTGACCAGCGTGGGGGCAGCAAAGAACTTGTTGAGCGTATTCACAACTCGTATGCGTTGATTGAGCAGCATTTGAAGAAGAACAAGTATGAGCGCATTTATGCGGTTGACTTGGGTGACATTATTGAGGGGTTTGAGAACGCCGCTAATCTTCAACAGTTGCAGGGTAATGATTTGAGCATTATGCAGCAGGTTGATTTGGCTTGTGCGCTTATCTGGGATTTTTTGAAGATGGCAACCAAGTATGCGCCTGTGACTTATGCAAGCATCGGGTCTAACCATTGTCAGTGGCGTGTGAGTAAGCAGGCTGTTGGTAAGCCGGGTGTGGATGACTGGGGCATTGTTATTTTGCAGCAGGTTCGCCGTTTGGCTGTCGAAGTGGGTTTGCCTGTCGAGTTCCTCATTCCACAACCACATGATGAGTCGTTGGCGTTTGATGCGTTTGATGACGGTTTTCACATTGTTGGTGTGGCTCACGGACACCAATACAACCGCCCAGATAACGCTGTGACTTGGTGGCGTGGCTCAACATTTGGTCATCAACCTGTTGCTGCTGCTTCGCTGCTTCTCACAGGCCACTTTCATCATTTGCGAGTTGTTGAGGTTGGCGAGTCACACAATGGCGGTTCACGCTTCTGGGTGCAGGCCACAACTTCTGACAATGGTTCGTCTTGGTTTAGACGAGTTTCTGGTGAGGATTCAAAATCTGGTATTACCTGTTTGGAACTTCAAAAGGGTGTTCATTTTGGTGGAAGTGTAATAAGATTTTAGAACTTCCTGACTAACTACGATGGTCAGGGATGGGAACTGTTGGATGCCAAGTTGTTCTGTGGGGCAAGCCAAATGTGGGTGCAATTCTCACCAGTTCACGGAAAGGGAAAAATGTTTTGTAGTAGTTGTTTTAATCCTGTTGATGCACAGACTCTGCGTATGCGTAGAGGCAAAGCCAGAGAACTGACTGTTTGTGCTGATTGCAATAATGCTGTGCCTGTTGAAACCAAGTTTGGGGTGTGTTTTAGCCATGTCGGTGACTTCGATGAGAACGAGATTCCGGTTACACGCTTTGGTCAGCCTATTCTTGCTGGTGTTAGGAAGTGCGGTTATGGTGACTGCATTAATCCTGAGCATTGTGTTTCTGACCCGTTTTTAGAGCGGTTTGATACGAGTTATCGGACTGGGGTAAAGTTGTCGCCTGCCGAGTTTTATCAGGCGTTAGAGAAAGAAAGAGCGAAGTGACCGCTAAGGATTTATTGGCTGCGTTGAAAGCCTATTATGTTGAACTTTACCAACTTGGTGCTGACCGTGAAGCGGTTGCTGTCAAGCAGTTCATTGAGCGGCTAAATAAATGAGTGGGTTTGTTTACGAAGCAGCAAATAGTGAAGATAACTGCTACCACTCAGATTTGGGTGAAATAATTGGTCACAAAGTTGACGAAATTTATACCTGTTTGGATTGCCTAGAAAATTTGACTAGACAATCTGAGCGTGAACGGATTGTAAAGCGATTCCAAGAAGAATGGCGCAGACAATTTATAGAACACGGTTATCTTCCTATACCTGAACAGATTGATTGGCTCGTGAACTTCATTAGGGAAACTAACTGATGGGTGTGCCATACATTAGCCCCTATCCACGAGAGCCTGAGCCTGATTCATTCTTTGTTCAGTTTTTAAAATGGCTATGGCAAGAAATTAAAGCCAATCAAACTAAGGAAACAAAGTAAATGCCACTTTACGAGTATTTGTGCGAACAGGGTCATAAGATGACTGAGGTTCGGTCTATTCACGCTGACGAACCAGCAGAGGTCAAGTGTGTGGAGTGTGACAAGCCGATGCGTCAGGTTGTCGGTGCGGTTGCTGTGTCGTTCAAGGGTTCTGGGTTTTACACAACAGATAAAAGAAAATGAGTCGTTTCCCTAAGCCGTGTCTTGATTGTGGCGAATTGACTTCTGGTGGTAATCGGTGTGAGGTTCATCAGCGCCGTATTGATGAGTTGGCTGAGTTGCGTAGGTCGCTTATTAAGAAGACTTTGAATACTTATGGTGGGGATTATCAGCGCCGTGCTAAGCAGGTGCGTGATAGTGCGGTTGTTTGTCATTTGTGTGGTGAGGGCGCTCGTGTTGGTGACCCGTGGCAGGCTGACCATTTGGTTGCTGGTGATGCTAATAGTCCTTTGGCTGCGGCTCATGGGTCGTGTAATCGTAGGCGTGGCAATAAGCCGTTGTAAAAATTTGGTTCGACCCTTATATACAAAATTTGGTTGGGCGCTTTTATAGCAAAAATTTGGTTCGTGCCTTTTAGGAAAAATTTGGTTGGGCGCATATAGGCAAATTCTGGCACTTTATCATAGGCCGATTGTCTGGCTCATTGTTTTTTGTTTTCCGTTATCAATTCGTTATAAAAAATGTTTGCAAAATGCGTAATAAATCCGTGTTTTGTGTGTTATCTTTTTGAGAGTGTCGAGAGTCGGCACGAAGAAAGGTAGCAAAGTGGCAACAATAAAGGCAGAACTTACGCCTGAACTAAACAAAAGCACGGCTGAACTTGTCGCAAAAAAACTAAAAGACGGCGGCAAGTTGCTTATCAGCATTACTCACACCAGCAAAACAAATCTGTCTTACCGCTATAAAGTCAGTTTGGCTTATCAGGGTTTCGACAAGAAAATACAAATTGACTCGCTCAATTATTGGCTGGCTTCTTGCTGGAACGAAACCCTTTTCTCTGGCGCTTTTGATGAACTCAAAGGCTCTGGGGTTGGCACAGACCGCTATTTTCTTGCGGCTTACAACATCGGGCAAACCCTCAAAGAGTTTGGCCTAATCGATGACCCGTATGAAATTGCAAACCGCCGCACCTATCAGGAAATCTAAAAAGGGGAAAAAGAAAAATGGCAAAAATTGTTTATTTTGTTGTTGCAGTTGATTTGGAAGCCCAAAGCGCTTTCATTGATGACGAAACATTTATGGCTCGATTTGACAAGAGCGAACAGGTATTCGACGACGAAAAAGGCGAGTGGCTGGAAGATGAAGATGATTTTTACGACCAAGCCGTGAAAATTCTTGACACAAAGAAAGTTGGCGAATAAAAATGCCGTTGCACAAAATCCAAGCCCAGAAAACTCTCTGGGTGGAAACATTTATCGAAGCAGCAACCGAAGAAGAAGCCCTAGAAATTGCACAGGGGCATTTTGCGGTTGAGTGGCAAGACACGAACGACACCGAGCAATTTAGCGGCGTGTTTTGGACAGAAGAACAAGGGCTGATTGATGACCCGATTGACGAAATCGCCCGTCTAAACGCAATCATTAAGCGAATGAAAAATGAATTTAACATTCCCGATGAAGATTGGAACAACTAAAAAATGACCGATTACCAAATTAACTTTGTGTTTTCTTATTGCACGATTGGGTTGAGTGTTTCAGCCGAAAACGAAGACAAGGCGGTTGAGATTGCCGAAGAAATCGTTCTTGATGAACTCGGCCTGACCATTCCTAAAAATTGCTCGCTCGAAGTTAGCGAAATTAACTAATGAGCAAAATCGAATGTCCAAAACACGAGGGCGGTTTTGACTGCACCCCGTTTTGTGAATTATGCGAGGGCGAGCAAGAAATCCAAAAGCCCAAAGATTACACGCTCACAACTTGGGCAAATGGTTTTGGCATTTGGCATTGCCGAATTGATTTTGCTTATCCGGGTTTAGGCAACACGGGCGAAGCCGAGAGAGTGGCGGCTAATGCTATTCGTGCGGCTAAGCGAAAGATTAGGCGAGAAATCGAAGAACAAGAAAACATAAACATTAAACGCCTTTCTTATGAAGTTAAAGCAAATGAAACACAATTAGGTTCTGGGCGGTTGTTGTCGCTCACTATCGCCGAGAAATAGAAAAGGAAAAAATGACTGAAAAAAGTTTTAGTTGGAGTGAATTAGCAGATTTCACTCACGAAAAGCAAGTGGCAGAGTTTGGATTTTGCACTTGTGAGGATAACGAGGGAAAGCCTAACCCCTATGAGGATTGCCCTAAGCCTTGCTTGTGTGGAGAGCCTGAGAAAAAGGGTTGGCACAATTTTGACCCGTTGGCAGCAGCGCAAAACAAAGCAACCGAAGAGGTAGCGGGTTGGATTGCTCACATCTATTTCACGAAAAGCGAAAAGGTTTTTAATGACCTTATGGAAACTATCGCTAATGAAGAATTTAAGGGCAGTTATGCCAGATTGTGCGATGGGCAAGCGTGAGTGAAAATTCGGTTGGCGACATTAAGGGCCAAAATTTGGTTAATGAAAATCTGGTTAGCCCTATAAAGAGGCAAAATCTGGTTAGGCCCATTAGCCGCCAGACTGCCAGACACCCGATTTATGGTCGCCCTAAACCGCCCCCGTCAAATGCTGCCGTGATTGTGTTGGCGGTGATTTTCTGGCCCGTCGCTCTTGTCGCTCTGGTGATTAGCAAAAGTCTAGGCGGCACGATAAATCGCTAGGGCAAACCTTAGCCCGAATGACGGATTTTTGTGTTGTAGAAAATCACAAAAGTTTTTTAGGTTTTCACTATTGACATTGACCCGTAAAAAATGGTAAGGCCGTCTGCGATTGTGGGCGGCCTTTTCCGTTATCGTTTTGTTATAAAAAAAGTTTGCCGAATACTTGACACGGGGCTAACAAAATGAGAGAGTAAAGGGGTGAAGTTGCGAGAGTCGCAACGGATAGGGAAAAATGAACGAAACAGAACTACTTACCGAGCCAGAACTCACCCCGATTGTCGAAGCGTATTTGGCAACAAAACAGGCTTACGAAATCGCACTCAACAAAACAGGTTGGTCAATTTCGCTCGACACTTATTTCGGCGCACCACGCACGGAAACCGATTTCACCGAGCGAGTAGAAACTAATACCGCTCGCCTGACAGAGCGTGCCGAGCAAATCGCCCAAGCCCTAGAAATCGGGTCGCACTTTGCAGACTTTTTGGCAATTGGAATTGACCTAGTGGCAAACGACTACCAAATCAAACTATGGGCTTACAATCGCCAACAGCAAGAAATCGCCGAAGCACCTTTGCGAGAGTGGCGCACCGCCTATAACGCCCGTCTTGCCGAGATTGACAAGCAAATTAAGGGCGCAAAAATTCGACAGGGCAAGGCCTATGGTCTATGGCGCAAGAACGCAATTAGTTATGCCGAAGCGAACGCCCGTGCCAACGCAATTGAGATTGAGATTAACGCCCTGATTACCCGCAGGGAAATTGTAGCCGCCGAGCGTTTCGAGCAGGTCGCATAATGAAGCCGCTATTGATTGCCGCCGCCGTAGGTCTGGCCTTGCTCTCGCTGATTGCTCTCGCTGAAATCGTTGGCGGTTTCTATCCCGACATTTTTGCGCCGCTCTTGATTGCTGGCGGCTTGGTCGCAGCGGTCAGGTTTGCGCTCAAATAGATTTGCCCTTGCCCCCTATCTCTTGGGCAAAACAGAACCCCTGTCAAATCGGCAGGGGTTTTCTGTTGCCTGTTGCTTGGGTGTAATCCGGATCCGGATTGAGCGGCCGTTTTTCGAACAAAATTTCGTAAGTGTGCAGGGCTGCTTCTTTACAACATTCGAACAAGTGTTCGACCCCAGATTGCTCTCTAACGGCCTTTCAGCAGGCTCTCGGGGTGAGAGTCCATAAACAAGGGTCAGGCCGCCTACGGGCCGCACAAGGCGTTTTAGACCTATGCCGAAATCAAAAAACAGGGCAAAACAGGGCAAATCAGGCGCATTTCTGTTATCAATCCGTTATCAAAAAATGTTGCGACACGCTTGCAATCGCTGGCCCTTTTCGGCATAATTAGATGCATAGGCCGCAAGGGTTGCGGCAGATAGGGAGCAACAAAATGAACATCACCGCTAGCGCAATCGCACGCAAACTAAACAAAATCGGCTTCGAGAAGTGGAATGGAAAATACGGCTACTTCATCACAACCGAAGCAGGTCGTGTAATCGTGTCGCAAGACAACGCCGCAGAAATCGCAACCGAACTAACCGCAATGGGCTATGAAGTCCGTTTGACTGGTTGCGAAACCGAATGCCACATCTACGGCAAAGCCAACGCATAGGCCCAAGACCAAAGACAAGCCCCTGAGCAATCAGGGGTTTTCTTTTTGCCCGAAATAAATCGTTCGTGTCCTAACGAATTACCAATCGGCAAGAGAACAAACACGCCTTACCCGACACGCTGCCAGCAACCAGCAAGGCCCAACACGCCTAAACGCTCGAAACAACCCAAGCCCTAGACGGCTCTCTAACGGCACAAACAAACAAACCGCTATGGCACACTAAGCCCAAAACAAAACCCGCCAAAACGCCGCCTATGACCGCATAGGGCCTATGGCATCTACGGGGAGTAGGGTCAAACATCAGGACAAGCCCCCAAGGACACCCCGCCCCGAGTTTTTCACACCTGTCGGAATTTCAGGCTTTTCGGGGTAGGATGGGGTTATGGTCAATTACACGAAGCCTGCTGAGTTGAAAATCTTGCAGGGCAACCCCGGTCAGCATAAGATTCGCACGAATGATGCGATTGCGCCGTTGGAGTATGGCTATGTTGAGCCGTTGCGACCTTTGGGTGAGGTTGGTCGTCAGTTGTGGGATACGGTGTTTGGTGCTGGTGAGTTGTGGATTTCGATTAAGACTGATACTCAGTTGGTGCAGATGGTTTGTGAGCAACTTGACCGCCGTGAGTGGTTGAGGCAGCACATTGTTGAGCATCCTGATGAGTGGCACATGGTGAAGCAGTTGAATGATACGGAAACGATGATTGTGAAGAATTTGTCGTTGCTTGGGTTTACGCCTGCTGACCGCACTCGTTTGGGTTTGGTGTCGGCTAAGACTAAGAGCAAGTTGGAAGAATTGTTGGCTAAGAAAGCCCAGAAATCTAATGAAAACTGAGAAACAATTGAAAAATGAAAAAATCAGTTTTGAATCATGTAGCCATAAAATTTTTGCTTTTAATGCAAAATACAATGAAATTACTTGTCAATGTGGCGCTATCCGCAAATTAGGGAAATAGCATGACGGATAGTTGGCCGCCTGCTTATTTGACTCCTGTTTCGGATGAGCAGATTGCTCAGGGTGATGGGGAGTTTGCTGCTGAGTTTGCTGAAACTTTTGGTTCGATTGGTAAGGATGGTATTGCTGGTCGGGCTGGTGAGGCTTTGCGGTTGAGGTCTTGGCAGGTTGAGTTGTTGAAGCGTTTGTATGCTCGTGATGCTGATGGTGGTTTGGCTTTTCAGACGGCTTTGGTGGGTATGCCCCGGAAGAACGGCAAAAGCGCCTTGTCATCTGCGGCTATTGGTCTTTACTCGTTGATTGCTGAGGGCATCAATGGTGGCGAGGTTATCGCTGTGGCTGCTGAAAAAGAACAGGCTCGTATCGTGTTCGGTGAAGCGAAGCGCATGGTTGAGTCAAGCGAGTTGGCTGAGTTGTGCCAGATTTACAAGGACTCTATTTTTGTGCCTAGCACTAATAGCGTTTTTAAGGTTGTTTCGGCTGAGGCTTACTCGAAAGAGGGTTTGAACCCTAGCCGTGTGATTATGGATGAGTTGCACGCTCACAAGAACCGTGATTTGTATGATGTGTTTTCTTTGGCTATGGGTAACCGTGGCAAGATTGGGCAGTTGGTGGCTATCACCACGGCTGGTGTGAAGTCGGATAGCACGGGCGAGGACTCGATTGCTTACAAGTTGTATCAGTATGGGAAACAGGTGGCTAGTGGCGAAATTATTGACCCTGCTTTCTTCATGGCGTGGTGGGAAGCCCCACAGGATGCTGACCATCGTGACCCGAACAGTTGGTCTGTTGCTAATCCCGGCTTTGATGACATTGTGTCTGCTGCTGACTTTGAGTCGGCTGTAAAGCGAACCCCAGAGGCTGAGTTCCGCACTAAACGCTTGAATCAATGGGTTTCTTCTCAGTTGTCTTGGTTGCCTAATGGAACTTGGGATGCTTGTGTGGGGGAAACCGAACTTGACCCTGATGCCCAATACATTCTTGGCTTTGACGGCTCGTTCAGCGGTGACTCTACGGTGATTGTGGCTTGCTCTATCCCTGCGAATGAGGATGAGTTGCCTCACATTAGTTTGGTAAAGGCTTGGGAAAAGCCTGCTGATGCTGATGACAGTTGGCGTGTGAACATTCAGGATGCTGAGGATGCGATTGGTGATTTCTGTCGCCGTTACAAGGTGCGTGAGGTTGCTTGTGACCCGTTCCGTTGGCAGAGGTCTATGGAAGTGATGGCTGATAAGGGTATTCCGATTGTGGAGTGGCCTAGCACTTCGGCTCGGCGCATGGTGACGGCTTGTGCCAAGTTTTATGATGCGGTTGTTGAGAAGCGTGTCATTCACGATGGCGACCCTTTGCTGGCTCGTCACTTGTCTAACGCTGTTGTGAAGAAAGACAATTTGGGTGTTCGTATCGTGAAAGAGAACCGTGCAAGTAGTCGCCGTATTGACGCTGCTGTTGCTGCTGTTCTCGCATACGATAGAGCAAGCGGTAGAATAGAAAAGGCAGTAGTGCCTCAGTTCTTTATTTAGGTGGCTTTGTGGTTGCGACAATTTTGCAGGTGACTGGTATCACTTTGGTATCACTTGGCATTGGGCTTATCTTTGCCCCTGCTGGTGTGATTATGGCAGGCATTGGTGCTGTGCTTTTTGGACTGGCTATTGAGCGAGGTCGTAAGTAATGCTTGGAAATCTTTTTGAAAACCGTGCCATCAGTTTCCAAACTGTTTGGGGTGCAGGTATTGAAACCACCGTTGAAACT